CCGCTCTGTATGCCATTTCTCGTATATCTGCATATAGCCCTTACTGTTTCCGTTATCTCCTACCTTATCCCAGTGATAACTGCTCTCCCTCTCTATTAGGGCTAGTACCATATAATAATCTACTCCGTACTCTTTACACTCACACCAGAGGTAAACCTGTACTATTTCTGGAAAACATCCTCCAGCATCCTTATACTCCTGTGGGATCTCATAATATCTAAATCCCTCCTCGTATACCTCAGCTCCCCAGTCTGCACTCATCGTATTATACGGATATGTATAATTAAGATCGTGCTCCAGCTTTTCCTCCTGCTCTATTACTGGCTCCGTATTCTCAGATAGTGGAGTTTCTGTAATATGTATCTCCTCAGTAGGAGGCTCTTTATCTGCTCCCTTTAGATTTACACTCATTACCACAGTAATTACTCCAGCTATTACTACTCCTGCCAGTATAAGAGGCAATATATTTACTCTGGCTCTCCTCTTTCTTCTAACTCTCCTTTTGCTCATCCTGCACCTCCTGTAAGATCCTGTTTAATCCTGCTATTACTTTCTGCATATTATCTACTTGCCCTACTAACCTGCTTAGGGTAGTGGATATATCATCTGGATCTCTGGAGTACCAGTAACCATAAGTAGAGCTACATATAGCCTCTCCATTCTGCCTCAGATCACTTACAATGTTCCTTAGCTGTTTCTCATGCACATTAAACAGTACACACAGCTCTCTAGCCTTTACCGCTTTTCCCTCCGATGTATGAAACTCTTTAAGGTACTCAACTATATCACATCCTACCTCCGACACGGTTTTTACCTCCCTTTTAAGTTGATATATAATCTAATCACTTTTGAGGAGGATTTTTAGAGAAAATATAAAAAAGTGGTACATCTTTTCTTACAAAATGTACCACTCTCTGTATTATTCCTCTACGATTTCTCCATCTTCTGTTACTTCTACAATTTCTCCCTCGATACAGCGGTAGTATGTATCCTCTTTGATCTTCTCTCCATCTACTACTACCATCTTAGCTCCTGTGAGCTCCCAGCTCTCCTTATCATAAGGATCCATATAATCTCCATCGCTATATCTGGCTCCTACATATTTCCAATCAGAGAGGATAAGATGAGCTCCCTTACATCCCTTAGCTCTTGCCTCATGCCCCCATGCAACCGCTACACCAGTAGGATCACTAACAGATGAGGCTCCTTTATACCCTGTAGCGGATGAGGCTCCACAATTCCCTGTAGCGGATGAGGCTCCATAATCCCCTGTAGCGGATGAGGCTCCTTTATACCCTGTAGCGGATGAGGCTCCATAATCCCCTGTAGCGGATGAGGCTCCATAATTCCCTGTAGCGGATGCAAAACCGTGTCGCTCGTCTGATCCTGCCTCTTTATTTACCTTACTCATGGTAAAATCAATAGCCATCTTTACAAGTCCTGCAATAGATAATCTGGCTCCGATCTTAATATCAGTAGCACATACCTTAGTATTATCATTACTCTTATCCATCTCTCCAGATAACTCTACCTCATGGAATACGCTATGTGCTGGATCATAATATCCGAAACAATCTAACGGATACTCGCAAGCGTGAAAACCTGTATCACAGCACTCCGCTCTTTCTGTGTGAAATTCCTTACCCTCCTCATACTGATAACCTCTACAGGTAAGATCCTTGTTAAATCCCTTAAATGCTCTCATAGATTTTTCTCCTTTTCTATGTGTGTTATTTTTTATTGATAAATAACTTAATCCTCAATATGAGGAAAATTTAGATAGTTTTTGAAAAATATTTTTATTTACTGCTTTCCATTCTTTCTCTGGTACGATTTACCTTAAAGGTCTTAACCGCTAAAAGCTCATCCTCTGGGATCTGGAGGAGATACTTTACCTGCTCCAGCATTAACTCTACATCTGCAATCTCCTCTACTAAGTTATCTCTGGCAATAGCCTTTTTATCCTCCGCTACAGGCTGTCCTAAGCCTGTTTCTACTCTGCGGTACTTGTTTACCGCCTGTATGAGCTCTGCACACTCCTCTACTAACTGGTTACTCTGTGCCTCATATCCATAGTACTTAGCTGTTTCTAAGTTCATTTCACTAATTTTACACATAATATTTTCCTCGCTTTTTATAATAATCTCCAGTTCTCTAATACCTTTTCCATACTGCTATACGGACACCACGCCTTAGAGTTTTTATCGTATACACATAAACACAGTACAGGATCCGCTCTACTGGTTTTACACCTCTTTACCATCTTACAGGCTGTTTCTATCGTGTATATCTGCCCTGTAATAAAGCCCATAGATGTTTTACCGATAAACTCAGCTCTCACTATTCTAAGTGCCTCCTTATCAATGCTCTTATACCGTTTCCTGTTAAGTTATCCAGATCCACTAAGCGATCATCCAGCCCTCCTAAGGCATCTATAACCGCTCTGAGTGCCTCCCTGCTCTTATACAGATCCTCCATTAAAGTATCCTCAATGAGGTAATACTCCTTAGGATCTCCAAAGGATACCGCTATGGCATAATCCTCTTTTCTCATAGCTAAGCTCTGCTCCTTAGCCTTATCTATCCAGCTCTTTTTTACTGTGATACTCTGGCTAGGGCTCATCTTTGTTTTAGCCTCAATAAAGAGTTTATCTACCACTACATCTCCTTTTAGAAACGGAGTAGATCCAGATCCTACTACCTGTCTACCGCCCATAGCCTTAGCTATACGCTTTTCCTGTATGGAGCTCTTAGCTCTTGTACTATCTTTCATTTATTCTTACCTCTTTTCTTTTTAGGTTTTACTCCCCAGTATCTAATACACTGAGATCTATTAGGAGAGATTAAATCAAAGTAAGTACAGTACAGGAAACCATGTTTTTTATTACTGTGCTTACACCGCTCACAATCACACGCCACTCTATTAGGCTTTTTCATTTTATGAGTTACTGTAGATACTCCCAGCTTTCCTCTCATTACTCCGCCTCTCTTTCTTCTAATCTCACTCCGCCATACTCCCAGAGATCCTTTTTCATCTCATCCATATCTAGCTCTCCATTTTGCCAGCGTTCATAGTACTGTAATACCAGCTCTGTAAATTCTGGTATCTTCTTTGCATAAGTCTTTTTCCAGTAGTGATCCATGAGTACCTCCATAGGAAGTACTAAGAGTAATGTCATAGCTGTATTTATGGCATCCTCCATAGCCTCCTGTTTGATCCTCTTAAGATCCTCCTCTGTTACCTGCCTTACTGCATTATGGAGCTGTGATCTGGTTAGGTTATAGGTTTTTACCTGCTTACCTTTTTGCTTTTCAAGCCTACGCCTCTCAGCTCTACCCACACTTAACACTCCTCTCTCTCATATAAATCTTACTGGCTCTCCTACCCTTTTTACCATTAAGAACCCACTTACTGAGTTATCCTCTATCTGAGGTAGTGTATTTACATAAAGCTCTATACCTAACTCCTCTCGGAGTTCTCTGTTTATACTCTCTAAAGGAGCGTTTACAAGATAATTCAACTCACTCATAGTAGTAGCTGTAAAAGGCTTTCCTATAAAATCTCCCATTACACCTACTCCCTCATCTCTTACCCTGCTCCACGCCTCCTTAAGCAAAATCATTAACCTACTTACATCCATGATATACCGCCTCTACTTTCCACCGCTTAAGAAACTCCTCCAGAGAGTTATACTCAAACTTATAAGCTCTTACCGATACCACCAGCTTATTTCCTGTGCATCTGGTTTTAATCGGATACACCTTACCGCTCTGTAGCTCACACTCTACGCCTATGTATCTAGCTTTTATCATCCTGCTCCTCCTGTACCTGCATAGCCTGTAATCTGTTTAATAATCTACTGGCATCCTTAATAGCTAACTCCAGATCTATAGGATCCATCTTTCCATTAAGCCTCTGCTCCAGCTCTGTTACCCAGCTATCGTTATCCCACCATCTCCACGGTAAAATACCAGCCTTATCTAAGACTTTCTTAACGCTTTTCCACGCCTGTAACTCTTTCTCTACCTTCTGGAG